ATTGCAAAGATGGCTTCGATATAGTGTGTAATTTCTGGATGCCTAGAGATTCAGTACACCAAAGAGGTAGTAAGTTAACAAATATGCTATTGACAAATGCTAGTGAAGGGTATATAATGTTAACTGATGGTAATATTGCGGATTATGATCAAATACGCAAAGACATAAATGCACTACAAAGCGTTTATAATATCAAAGAAATAGGCGTAGATGCGTGGAATGCAGCGCACATAATCAATGATTTGACTGGTGACGGCTTTTTAATGACTGAGTTTCGACAAGGTTTTGCCTCACTGTCAGGGCCTTCTAAAGAATTTGAACGCTTAGTACTGGGCGAGAAGCTAAACCATTTTGGTAACCCGATGCTTAGGTGGATGGCTAGTAATGTCACAGTAATGCGTGATGCAGCAGATAATATTAAACCTATTAAAGAAGATAGAAGTAATAAAATTGACGGGATTATAGCTGCTATTATGGCTATTGCATGCGCAATGCAGGCGATAGACGAAAAATCCGTATGGGATTATTAAGGAATTATCACTTTGAGTGGATTTAATGCTGTGCTATCAGGCTTAGGCTTGGGGTGCAGGGCATTTTCAAATGTATCTAAGCGGTTTTTAGGCAACATAACCACGGGTGCGAGTTCAGCATTATTGGCATTTCCGTCAACTACTAACTCAGGTGTAGTAGTTGATGAGACTACTGCGCTGTCTTCGTCTGCAGTGTTCCGTGCTATAGACAACCTAGGTGACGCTGTAGCAATGCTACCCACGGAAGAGTTTAAAGTTGAAGGCGATATGCTCATCAAGTCTGATGAAGGGCCTATCGTAGATTTACTGCTTAACGAACCCAACCCCGAACAGACACCCTATACCTTTAAGAAATGGATACAGAATAACATCTGTATGCGGGGTAATGGGTATGCACAGATTGTACGTAATAAGCTTACAGGTGTTCCAGAACAGTTATGGCCTTTGCGTGCTGACCGGATTGAGCTGGACAGACTCAAAAATGGAAATTTAATATATAAATACACACCTGAACTAGGTAATTTGGTAGTACTTACTGCTGAGGATATGCTGCATATTCGTGGTTTTCACAGTGCAGGGTTGGTGGGTATGGCTTTAACTAAAATTGGTTCGCAGGCTATTGGGTCAGCGGTCGCTAAATCGCAGTATACTGACAGCTTTTTTAAGAACGGAGCAGTACCGGACTACGCATTAATGCATCCAGGTAAGCTTGATACACAAGCCCAGGGTAATCTACGCAGAGAGTGGGAAGCCCAATATGGTGGCTCTGAGAATGCGCACAAGATTGGCATCCTAGTAGAAGGCTCTGACATAAAGCAGATAGGTGTGTCCCCGCAGGACTCACAGTTAGTGGAGTCTGCAACTTTCTCTGTGCAGGAAGTGGCTAGAGTTTTCAACATGCCCCCACATAGGCTTATGGACTTGAGTAATGCAGCTCTAGCAAACATTGCGCAGCAGGGCGTAGAATATATTACCTACACAATAGGCCCCTGGCAGACAAATTGGGCGCAGCAGCTTGAACACGATCTATACCCCAAAGATGTTCGTAGACAGTACCGAATTATATTCGATAATACGCATTTTATGATGGCAGATCCTAAGCAGATGACCGAGACCTTGCGCACATCAGTGCAAGGCTCATTACGTACACCTAATGAGGCGCGTAAAGTATTAAAGCTTAACCCCCGCGAAGATGGTGATGTACTGATTGCCCAACTGGCAATGACTACGATGGAACGAATTCTAGCCGACGCTGACGCAGCTATAGAGCTTGCAAAGAAGCCTGTAGAGGAAGAGCCTGTAGAGCCGGTAGAAGAAGAAATTATAGAAGAAGAGCCTGTAGAAGAAGGCACAACGGAGACTGAAACAAATGGCGAAGAAGCATAGAGAGAAACGAACTTTCTCACTCGAAAACGCAGAGTTACGGTTTGACTCAGATGCCGGTAAGATTATAGGCTACGCAGCGGTTTACAACCAAGAAGCCTATGGTGAGCGTGTAGCTCCTGGGGCATTTACTAAAACCCTGCAAGAATCAAAAGACATTAAAGGATTGTACAACCATGATATGAATATAGTATTAGGCAGTACTGCTGCGAATACTATGACATTGGAGGATACAGAACGTGGCTTGCGCTATGAAATCGACCCCCCAAGCTGGGCTGACAATATTAAGGAATCCATTGAGCGAGGAGATATTGCAGGCTCTAGCTTTGGATTTTATCCTATCAGAACAAGCCGAGTTGAAAACGAAGCTGGAAGAACTATCAACCAGATAGACGAAGTTGCACTTATAGATGTGGGGCCTGTAACCAGACCTTGGTACGACCAGACTACTACAGGCTTGCGTGACCTAACTGAAGCACAAGTAAGAGAATTCAAACTCCAAGAAGCAGATGCGGAAGTCTGCATTGGAGATATAATAGACGAATGGCATGAGCGAAAAGCTACCACCAACGAGCCGGAGCCAGTACCAACTGAACCCACTCAAGAGCCGGAGTACATCCCCAAGCCTTTGTCCGTGTTAAGACAGAAACTAGAGTTAAAACGAAAGGCTTTAAAACATGAGCAATAGAATTTCTGATTTACTTCAGAAAAGAGCAAATGCGTTTGAACATGCTAAAGCATTAATAGACACAGCCGAATCCGAAGACCGTGCATTGAACCCAGAGGAAGATGCACAGTATTTGAAGATTAATGAAGATATTGATGCTTTAACAGGGCGTATTGAAAATCTCGAAATCGAGGAGAAACGAGCATTAGCTGCTGAGAACTATACCAAGCAAGTAGATGCTGTTATAGATCAAGTAGTTGATGGCGCGCTAGACCCTAAGTCAGATGAAGCACGAGACGCTGCTACTATGACTTACATTGTACGTGGAATGAAACACGTACCCGCAGAGTACAGGGAGACCTTACAGGTTGACTTGGATGCAGGTGGCGGTTTTCTCACGATTCCTAAGATTTTCGTAAACAAAATTATACAAGCTTCTGATGCGATTTTTCGTGTTATGAGTTTGTACCAGAGTTTCCCATGTCCGTATGCCTCAAGCTTAGGTTATCCTCAGCGCGAGACTGACATTGGTGACTTCACAATGGCTGGCGGAGAAATTATGTCCGCTACCGAAGACACAGCTATAACTTTCAAAGAGCGTGAGCTTAAACCCCGTGACGTAGCCAACAAGGTTGTCAAGATTTCCAAGCGTTTGATTGAGAACGCTGAAATTGACATCGTAGGCTTTGTTCTTGACCGTCTGAACTTTAAGTTGAATAAGCTTAAAAACCAGATGTCTCTGACGGGTACAGGTGCAGATGAGCCTCTTGGTATGTTTGTGGCATCAGATAATGGTATCTCTACAACTTATGATGTAGATTGTGCCAGTACTACAGCTATTGCTGGAGACGATTTAATTGGTCTCCAACATGCACTGCCTGAAGTATATCAGATGGCTGCGAAATTCCTCTTTCACGGAGATGCTATCCTGCAGATTCGTAAGCTGAAAGATGGTGAAGGCCAGTATCTGTGGCAGCCTGGTCTGACCGTTGGGCAACCTAATACTATCCTAGGTAAAGAAGTAGTCAGAGACGACCAAGTACCTAGTACATTTACCACAGGTTTGTATGTCGGTATGTATGCGGACTTCTCTCACTATTGGATGTGTCATGCGACTGACAGCTTGCAAATCCAGCGTTTGGATGAGCTTTATGCTCTTACAAACCAAATCGGTCTTCTTACTAGTGGCGTAGCAATCGATGGAATGCCTTCACTTGGTGAAGCCTTCCGCAGACTAACATTAGCATAAGGAGCTGAATAATGGGTAGAAATCAAAATATCTTAACAGGTAACGCTATTACAGTAGGAGCAGCAGCAGCTACTTCTGCGGGTACAGATGTTACAGGTGCAACAGTTGACATGAGTGGCTATAGTAATTTTGTAGCACACGTCTCAATTGCCACTAAAAACGCAGCCAACTACATCTATGTTGAAGGCGATGACGCTTCCGGCATGGGTACTGCAGTAACACTGGCAGGTTCCGGTGTTGTAGCATTGGTTAATGGTGATGTTGTAATGATTGAAGTGGTTAAGCCAATTCATCGTTATATCAGAGCCGTCATAGACCGTGGTGGAGCTAACACAGCTACAGGTGAACTAACTTATATTCGAGGCGGTAAAGCGTCTACGAGTTCTGATAGTCTCAATACTGTCGCAGGTGTGAGTTTGGCTGAGATTATCGCTAGTCCTATTGCGGGAACAGCATAAACTAAGTAAATAAATCACAGGGGGTAGGCTTGAGCTTGCCCCCACGATTTAGGAGATTATAAAAAATGGCTAATACAACACATGCCCAGGGCGTGTATATGCAACAAGGCGCAGCTGAGCTGGTTGTAGCCTCCGGTGGTGATATTACTGTCGAATCTGGCGGTGATATCAATGCTGAATCAGGTGGAAGTATAACTCTGGCTTCGGGTGCAGATTTAACTCTAGCAGCCGGCGCAACTTTCTCCGTCAACGGTGCAGCTCAGAAAAGCGTAGTAGGTGGTATTCACACTGTTACGGCAGGTGAAGCTGCAGCTCATACTTTAGATATAGTCACAGGGTTGACTACGCTGACTACATTTATCGTTATGGTGCTAGACACAGGAAACAATGAAATAACAGTGGGTGCAGACATTACAGACACTACAGGTACTCTCACAGTAGCCGATGGTGGAGCTTTCGCAGTTACTGAAAATTATTTAGTTCACTGGTTTGCTGTAGGAGTATAACCATGGCTGATACTACACATTCACAAGGCGTATATCTAGCACAAGGGGCTGCGGAATTAGTCGTAGCCTCCGGTGGGGATGTAACCGTAGAATCGGGTGGAGACATTAATGCAGAATCTGGAGGCAGTATCACGCTGGCTTCAGGTGCAGACCTGACCTTAGCTGCAGGTGCTACCTTCTCAGTTAACGGAGCAGCGCAGAAATCAGTAGTCGGTGGTATACACACTACAACTAGTGATGAGGCCACAGCTAATGCTGTTGCTATAGTTAGTGGTTTAACTACTATAGCAGCTATACACGTGCAAGTGCTGGATGCTACAAATAATGTAGTGACTGTAGACGCTGATGTGACCGAGGCTGCAGGTACTATAACAATTGCTGATGGTGTGACATACAACACAGTAGCAGGCCAGCTTATCCAGTGGTCAGCAATAGGAGTTTAGGTTATGGCATGGGCAACGACAGCGCAAGGCTTAGGTAATCAAGCACTGCAGATTTACAGAGCCACAGGTGCTGGGGCAATGGCAGAAACCTTAGCTCCAGGTGTAAGTTATGAGTTAGTAGAATTTAGGGTACACCTAAGTACTGCAGCGACGCAGGAAACCTTTACTGCCAGACTAGATGGTGGTACTACAGCAGCAGTATATGACTATCTAATAGACTCTCAAGCTATGAATACTATAGTAGATCATGGTTGGAAGGATGACGATGTACCCAGGGTCTTCGATGCGGATGATGAAATAGACTTCGCGTGGGCTAACACAGACACATGCACATGGGGTTTGGAAGTTATCATCAGGATACTGTAATACACCTAGTAACTACAAAAGGAACACTACATGAAGATAAAAATGCTAAAGACGATGGCGGGGCCTAAAATTCCCCCCAGGGCTGAAGGAACTCTGTACACGCTTGAAGACTCAGAAGCCAAAGCTTTAATTAAAGCAGGCTTAGCTGAGGCTGTAGAAGCAACCCCAGTTAAGCCTGCAGAGTACAAAACTGCTACGCTGCCAGAGCCTGAGAATGTCGCAGGCCCTAAGCTTGAACTTGAAAGTATGACTAAGGACGAGCTGATAAGATTCGCAGTATCCAAAGGCATACAATTGAACACTACACAAAGACAGTCTAAAAAATCATTTATAATTGACCACGTACAAAGGCTTTTAAATGGCTGACATAACTAACAGTTGGATTATATCTTCAGCAGCAGCTGAGCTGCCTGTAACACTTGCAGATATGAAACTATTCCTGCACGTAGACTCCAGCGCAGAAGAAGCATTAATTACTTCTCTGATTACTGCTGCCACTAATGCAGTGCAAGCATTTACTAACAGACAGTTCGTACATGCTAGTTATACTTGGAATTTAGACAGTTTTCCTACGCTAGATACAGATATATTGTATGTCCCAGTGAACCCATTAGTGTTAGTGACTTCGATTAAGTACTACGACACAGATGAAGTACAGCAAACATGGAGCAGCGACGACTACATAGT